GCACATGGGACTTTCCTACCTGCAATTGGCAGAAAAGAACAAAGCACGTATGGCTTTCGAACATACAAATAACCATACCGGGTCTCCGAGTGAAGTTAAGCAATACTGTTGGCAAATGAGTTCCTTAGTTTCGAATCCCTCTTTACCTTCAATGACTTGATTCTGATAGGTCTTTGGTTTTACAGTTTGACCGTAACTGTTGAGTTCTCTGCCAAGTTCTGACATTAACTCAAAAGAATTACTGTAGATTCTCATTCTTTTGTTTCTTTAAAAGTTTCTTCTTATATGCTTTACGTTGAGAATAGGATATCACATTTTCTGGATATTCTATATCTTCATATTCTAATAGCAAGTCCTTTGCTAACAAAGCTTGGTATTCGTATAAGTCCGGACGAAGTACTTTAAAACTTCGGAAGAATACCTTAAAGGAAGACCATTCCTTTTCTGTACCATTTTGGATTTTCTTATAAACCTCCTTAACCCTTTTAGTCCAAGGATTATCTATACCCTTGATTACTTTCTTTAGGGGTTTATAAGCCGAGTACATTAAGAGTGTTTCTACATTCCCATACATTTGAGTCGCAAATAGGTTGATTTGTACTGACTGGTCCGGCCCATACACATATTCTGCCATTCGCTGAATCAATAGGAAGTCGAATATCAACCTCTTCGTTATCTCGGAGGCTCGAACAACCATGGTTATAACCGGAATGTCCTCTTGAAATCTCTTCGAAAAAGTCGCCGCAATTAAACATTGTTTACCATTATCATGATGATTGTTGAACATATACGTAACATTGTAATTCTGATTATATTTGTTTTTCAGGATTCTTAATTTGCTACGTAAGAGGTCTAACTTATTAAAATCAATATAATTATTCAATAAGCTCGTCCACTTAGTTTCTTTGTAATTAAAACACCTGCCGTAATCAAAATCTGGGTCTACCCATGCTTTACGTATTTTTATAAACACATTGTATGCTACTGCAACTCCACTGTTTGCAGTAGCACCCTTATCAAAAAGAACTGGGTCTAACCTTAAGAAAGCCTCGTTCAATTTCTCCCATGCCTCTTGTGAAGTAGCAAACTCCAAAGAGTGGAGGGTCTCCTCCGTATTAGATTGAAGACCCTCTAATTTTCTATTCCATCCTGACACTGTTATATTTCTTTATAATTCTACTTACCCTACCTTGACTCTTTAACCCAACCAATTTAGCTAACTGAATTTGAGAATATTTGCCAGTAGTATATTTCTCTAGTATAAGACTAACTTGTTGTTTAGTAATAGTAGGCTTAAACTGACCTCTATTCCTACCTTCTCTCATCATTTGCTGAGTATTTTCTTTATAAGTACCCCATTTGAGATTCTTATAATGGTTATTATAAATGTCATTATCAAGGTGCATTACTATAGGATAATTATTAGGATTAGGAATATAGATTATTGCTACTAATCTGTTCAACCTAAATTGTTCACCTTTTAAACTAACATACAAATAACCTCTAGTAGGATTTTTAATATAACGTAATTCTTTCCAAGTACCATCTCTTACTCTTTTCCAAACTCTGCCTCGTTTTGAAACATAAAAGTTTGGATAGCCAGGTATATTATCTTTCTTCATTAGTAATTTGTTTTTTGTCTCCAGAGGTTAAGTCTTTGTTTCTTAAAGAATAACCTATAGATTGATTCATCTGAAAATCCCTGGATACCCAAGAATCCCATATATAGATAGAAAGCTTTTACCAAAGAATACTGAAAGTCTAATTCCTTAGTCATTACTTGGGTTTGTTTCCAGGGTCTACACTTAAGAAGATTCCTTGCAATATTCAATTCATATACTACATTGAATAATAATACCTTCTCTTCTTCATGAGATGCTTCACTTAAAGTATTAAACCCAGGAGTATAATCTTTTACAGATTCATGGTCTTCATCAATCATATTAAACCGATTAACTAAACCAATACTACCTTCTGTAACCATTGCCATACCCAAGGTAATTACGTCCTTTAATTCTTTTACTTTGAAGTCAGAGTAATCAATTACATAAGATGTCCCCCATGAGAAGATGTCTTCTGGTAGTATATTTGCAAAGTGGAACAAAGTGAATAGAAATCCCAAAGCATCTCCCTGTTCTTCATTGGCATTTTGCAAATGATTAAGTACTTGAGTATATTCATCTTCTGTTAGCTGGTCAATATTCCATCCCCACTTGTGGCATATCTTTACTACCTCAGAGGTAGATTCATAACCCTCCATTAGTTCTTCGATAACCCTGGCAATAAAATCCTTAAGAACTACCTGATTTTGGTGATTATTGATATCAACTGGGTAATCCGGTAACTTTTCTATTTGCCTGTAGCCGTCTAATTGTTCTAACGAAAGAGAATACATTGATTGTAAATACGTACCTACTTCTAAAGTAGGTACTGTTTCCTTAATATTTCTGATATCCATGTTTATTTACTTCCTGTTGAATTAAATCCACCTTCACCTCTTGTTCCCCACATTTGAGACTCAGAATAAAATTCCTCTGATTGAATCTCTTCAGGTTCTGTGAGATAGATTGGTACATGAATAAATTGGGTTGCTTTCTCATCTACTCTTAGAGTCTGTATTACTCGACTGAGATTGATTATACCGATATGAATCTCTCCTACATAAGGAGAATCTACAATCTCGGCAGTATACAGAAGACCTCTTTTAGAAGCAAGCCCAGACTTATTAGCTGCCATAAGCATTGACTCTTGAGGTTCAATAAGAGGTTTAATACCTGATGGAATAAGGATTCTCCCTCCCGGATAAATCTGAATATCGGTTATGAAATTGGTAGTTGTATTTACTCCCAACACAAAATCTGGAGTAAAATGATTTGGAGATTGGTTTGCCTCAATTTGGATTAATTGTTGAGGGTCTAAGTTTCTTGGGATATAGAAATCCAAACCTGCATCACCTACATTACCTCTTGAGGGAGTCTTTACGTCTCTTACTTTAATAAATCTGAATCTGTTCATAGTATATTACATTTTTTTAAAAGTTGTCCAAAGGTTAATCCTCGTTGAGGAGTTACTCCGAGTGAATGACAGAATCTTTCTACGTCATATTCACCCTGCATAAACAAATCAGCAAGAACATCATCTTGCCGTACATAATAATTTGGGTTGTTAAGATATAACTTAAACATTGCCCATATCATTCTTAACTTACTGACCTTTCCCATTGCATTCTCTATAAAGTTCTCTAATACGTTTCTTTGGTACTTCGAATTTCTCAACTGTCTTTGAGATAATTTCTTTTCTGTCTTTCCCTTTCCGAATCAAGCCTCGGATGTATTTCTTGATACCAACCGTGTCTTCTAATACATCCAAATCTTTGTATTGATTCTTCTGTTCTAATTCTTTTCTTGTAATGTTCAAGTTCTGGGACATCTTGAACGCACATAGTTCTGAGTCTCCGCATAATTTACACTCTTTAGTGGATAAATCATACCCAATACCAAAGCATGGGTCTCCATTACTTCCCAACTGAGAGATATCTAAAGGTGTTAGGATATCCTGCTTGGTTAAGTCGGGAAGCATTTGTTTTTTCTTTGCCATAATTAATCATCTATTTTTTTTTCTGTTAGTCTTATAGCTGAATCTCCAATCTTCAATTCCGACTCATACAGTGGTAAATAGGAATGTCCAATTGCATTAATAAATAGTTTCCTGATATCACCCAAGTGTTGTGAGTAACGAGAGTCAGTATAAGTTAGTACTCTAACCTGCAGTCCTGAACAGAAAGATAAATCAAAATATACCTTGTATTCGTTAGCCATTACCTGAACAGATTGTATATCTGATATCCATACCAGGGTAGTACAGTTAAAAACATGGAGAGGAGATTGTTCCTCTCCGATTATCTTATCTATGAATTTCTTATATAACTTAGTAATCATAACTTTTGAGTGTTACATTTTGATGTTTACAATGAGGACAAGTCCAATCCTTAGTATGCCAAGGACCTCTTAAATCCTTTATATCGCTCTCCTTGAATTTCTTCTTGCAATGATGACATCTGTATTTGTATTCATTGCAATCATACTGAGATGAATAGAGATAAAGTATTCCGATTATCACTCCCAGTACTACAAGTATTAGTAATTCCATATCTTTTAATTTAATGATTAATGCCCTATGTCCCTCTATTAGATTAATTACTTCCTCCTACCGGAAAAAGTAATTATCCATAGTACTTAATAGAACAGATTAAGTAAGGTATTCTCATAAAGAATGAATAGGATGATTCTTCCATATCTTCTCTAACAGAATAACTTTCAATTCTTGTTTTTGATAATACTGCTTCCTATGTTTACCATGCCTATTAAGATAAGGACCTGGATAATGTAGGTCATCAAGGTAAACCTTTTTCTTTGAAGAATCTGTTCTAACCAAACGACCCAGGAACTGAATAGATTTTTCCTGGCTATCCATTGATGCTGCATTAAGTAAATACCTAAGCTTAGGGAAGTTTTTACCTCGAGCAATGATTGTAGTTGATACCAGGATATCAATCTTGCCTTCCCTAAAATCTTTCATTATTTGTTGTCTTATCTTTGAAGGAGTATCTACATGCACACAGGCAATATTATATTTACTTCCTAGCTTCTTTTTAAAGTATTTGCATAATTTCTCACAGTGTGCAATAAATTTACATACTACGAGTGCAGGATATCTACCTTGTTTAATATTCCATTTAAGTCTGTCATAAACCATCTTTCTGGCATATTTATTGAAGGTAATAGAATCATCATATACTTCTTTATAAGATACTTCTTCTGATTCCCAATTACCATACCAAGGTTTACTTGGTACCATCTTTACGATTGTACTGGTTGAATAACCTTTTTTAATAGAATCCTTAAGTTTAAACTCTGCAAGTACTTTACCAAAGAATACTTCAAGATTCATATTCTTTACTTTGTCTTTTGCAAGCTTACTCATATAAATGGTACCAGATAATCCTATACGAACTCTGGTATTAAATAAACGAGTAAGTACATTTTGATATTGCTTACTACCCGCTTGGTCAGCCTCATCTACCAAAACCATATCTACCTTAGATAGTTCATTCTGATAGAATCTCATGTTACGAGAAATAGATTGAACCATGCCGATTGTAAAGTTACTCCAGTTTAATACCTTACCCTGAACAAATGTAATCTGTTCTCCCGGAAGGTATTTCTTAAATTCATCTCTAGCTTGATTCAACCAATCAGAGTCATTAGTTATTAGCAAAGTCTTTAACTGCTTCTTATAGGATAAATAAAGAGATGACATGATAAGAGTTTTACCTGCATTAACAGTGTAATCTAAAACTCCAATTTGGAAAGGTACTTTACCTACCTTATTATTGATTACTGCTTTAACAGCCTTCTCTTGTTCTGGTCTTAATTTATATTCTCCTATCTTCGTAACAACTTTACTGACTTTAGGTAAAGGTTGTCGCATATCTACAACTTTAGGTTTAATTCCGTACTCAGTACACTTCTCATATACTGCTGGAAGTAAACCTATTTTAAATTCACCATGCTTGTTAATGTAATGAATCTTGCCGTCCCAGTTCTGCATACCTCTTTGCCTTGTACGTAAGTAGAAAGCATTTGGATGTCTAACCGAAAATTCCTGGTAGAGTTTCTGTGCGAACTTAAGAGGTAAGTCCAGTTCGCACATATTTCCGTTTTGTATTATTATCCTACTCATTTGATAATTACCGTTACACCTTTAGTAGCTTTATCCATTCCCATTGCTTCCTTGAGAAGTTTAATATGATGTTCCTCATCAGCAACCAACTTATTCAATAAGTACATTACATCATCATAATCTGCCCGGTCATCGTGTAAGGCTACGTTATTCATAATCTTCTTGTAATGACCGATAGTTTCTATCTCCGAATCTAAGGCAATCTTCAAAGCACTTTCAGGAGAAAAACCCATTTCCACTTTAGGATAGATATCCATAACCGGATTCTGTTCATAAGGGTCTGCCTTTTGTAGAAAATCTGATAACTTGTCGTAGTGTCTCATTTCTACCAAACCAATACCAAGCATTAACTCTGCAATTGGGTCAAACCTTGATGACTGTTGGGTATACATCAAGATAGCACTAATCTCGGAAAAAGGTTTATCCTTTAGTGCATCTTTAAACATATCAACAATTTCATCTGGCCAAGGTTCGATATCCTTGAAATCTGGATAGTCTACCGACTGGTCTGAATACTTGAGGACATCAATAAAAGCATTTGCTGCATCCTCTACTCTGTTACCTAAAAATTTTAAAGCTTTCATAACGTTATGTTTTTAATTATTAATCTTATCCCAGAGTGAGCCTTCAACTTGAGGTTCCTCTAAGGATTTTTTATTCTTATTTTTATATAAATACTTATTATACCTTTCTACTGCTTTATCAGTATATAACTGAGCAATATCTGGTAGACCATTACACCATGCTAGAGATTCAAACTGAGCATCTATGAAATCCTTATAATCCCAACCTTCTTCCTCTAAGAAGGCTGCTACATAAGCAAAGTGAACATACTTTTCAGGATTCTTTTCATATGATTCATATATACCAGTTGCTTTAGCAATCTTACTTACAAAGTAATCATGTACCTTAGCAGTGAGTTCTAAATCTGCTGACTGTAATTTAATCTCGGCTTCTGTTTGATTAGTAATGTTATCCTGCATGGATATTAACCTTTGCATAACATTACGATAATCTGTCATCCTCTTTAAACCAGTCTCAATGTATTTAATAAATCCTTCCCGAGTATCAAATTTAAAATCCTCACAAAAGGTATTACATATCTCAGCAAGCTTTTTACATAAAGCCCATTCCCTTGTATTACTTTCGTTTATTTTACGAACTCCTCTATGCTTAAGCTTTATACGAGTAGCATATAATATATCGGCAACAAGGGAAGCATTACCCTTAGATGCTAGTAATATGTTAGTTACTTTCTTAGTTGTCCCTTTATTAGAAACAACCACTGCTCTAGTATTTATTGCCTCTTTTCGTGCAATAACAAAAAAAGCCTCAACTGGGAAGTTATCTACCTCTAAGGTATTTAATATTTCCTCAAATTGAGACTTAGTAATGTGAATACTGGGTTCTCTCATTTTATTCTATTACAAACTAAAACACCATTAATACAACCCTCGTTATTATCTATTGGGCATTTCTTCCCATAAAGGTTTTTAGTGGGAGAACCAAATGATACATAATATGAACCTCTATTGGTACCTACATACCAAGTAACATTTTCGGGTAAGTTTAAAGTATAATCCCTAACTTTACCATCAACCATCTCACATCTGAAAACCATATTCTTCCTTGGTTGGGGTTTTTCAAACCAACTTACAACTGGGAAGAAATATCCCATAATTAAAAGAGCAGCCAAAACTATTGAAGTCTTAACTACATAATCGATTATCTTCATCATATCATTAATATTTTAAGTTATATAATATAATAGGTAATCCTTACTCCAAAGAGTTTCGGATTTGAATTAAATCTTGATAACTTTGATACCTTGTTTGATATACTAACCTAAGAGTTTCTTTTCTGCCTAAATCGTTTACATCTTTTCCTTCTGGTAAAAACACCACCTTGACTTTTTTATAGGCAACAAGTTTGAGCGCAAGATTGATTGCGTATTTCTTGGCGTCTGGGTCCAGCAATATAATAAATCTTTCGCATGAGGATTTAAGTAATTCATTGACTTGATATCCAGATATAGCTTTACCCATTGTGGCAATTCCTCTATCTCCAATAGTAAGGGCATTGAGTGCACCTTCACAGATGTATACCGACCTATACATCTCCAACGCATCATAATTAAATATGATAAATTCTTTGCCAACTCCTGTGATATCTTTGTTAGGGTTGTTATACCGAGGACCTTGCCCGATAACATTTCTCGCGTTATAATATCTAAGTTGTCCTCTGTAATAAAAGGGTATAATGAGGTACCCAAAGTAAGCCCCCTTTGTCGCATAGCCAATTCCATGCTTAGACAACTCAGAGATGACAAAGCCACGGCTCTTGACATATCCTCTAATGCTTTTTGCAACTTGTGACTGGCCAAGGTTAAGGATTCTAAATCCTTCGGGTAGATACAAAGGCTTAGCTTCTGCAAGTTCAACCTTTTCTTCGTGAAATTCAAGCTCATCAAATTTTCCACTATTTAAGAAATTAATTAGTTCATGGTATGTATCGAATCCTTCTATATCCATAACCAATTGAGAAGGATTCGGATGTTCATTACATCTAAAGCAATTGGTTCTATACATTGATAAGTTAACTCCCATTTTTAATTCCCTATGACAGTATGGGCATACTGGGAGTTTCATCCAGCCATGTTTATAATCAAATGCTCCAAGTCTTTTAATAAAGTAAGTCTTAAGTCTAGACTTAAACTGATTTGTTATTTTCATGGTTTCTAATTGCTTTACGAATTACCTTTCGGATTCTTTTCAAATCCTCAACATCTAAGTTACTGATAGAAGTTGTTTGCCAACCATTATGAGATATTTCTAAAGCTAATCCATCAGTCCATCTGTCTTTTACTACTTCTACATTTTTAGTTCTCATTCCTCTTTTTCTTTTTACCACAGATTCTACAATAGGTTCTCGTACAATACTTATTATAATACTGAGCCCTCTTTCTACCTCCTTTGTGTGAAAATATAGCTCTTCGAGGTTTCTGTCGGGTTTCCCACCAATGTTCGGTTACCCAATCATGAATACCGAGTTTGCATTTATATATCTCCAGTTGTCCTTTCCCTTTTCTTGGAATCAGCATCAGGATTACCTTTCTTAAAAGATTCTTCAAGTTTCTTACCATATACTTCATCATAATTCTTTCTTTGTTCTTTAGTAAACTCTGTACATCTTTGCCTTTCTACATCACACCTAAATAAGGCTCTACCAGAAGGAAGACCATCCCTTTGTACTACAATCTCTGAACGAAGGATATTATCTTTCTCTTCTTGCTCTGTACTGTTAAGACCCATAATGAATTGAGCATTACGTACAATGGCAATAGAACCAGATATATCGTTCTCATCATATTTAGTTGCTTGGTGTTTCTTACCTTCACGAGTAATATGATGAGCAGTCCATACAACATCTAAATGCAAATCCTCAGCAAGATTCTGTAAGTCAATATATACGTTTGAGATTCTATCGAAATCCTCTTTATCCTTTGCAATAGAAGCAAGCTTCCCTGCATAGTCAACCATCAATACCTTAATATCAATCCCTTGGCTCCTAAGAGTAAGTATCTTCTCCCTTATATAATTGCAGTCAGTAATTAATGCAGGTACTCTTTCAACGATTAATTCAACTCCAAACCTTGCAAGTTTTCTTAAATGCTTAGCCTCGAGTTTATCATAATCTCCAGTATATAATTCCTTCTTAGTTTTATTGATACTGGATTGAATGAAACGGTCCATGATTTGTTCTTGACCATTTTCTGTATCCACATAATAAACTGACTTCTTCATTCTAAGGTAACCTCTTGCAAGGTTAACCATGAAGAATGTTTTCTTTGCTTTAGGTTTATCCAAGATTACATTGATTGATGCACCTGGGAATCCTCCCGCATTGGTTAAATCGTTTAGTTGCCTAAATGGGCATGGTACTACTGAGGGTTCTGCCTGCCTTTTAAATTGACGTTCAGTAACATCTCGAATCATGAATAAAGGTTCATCCTCCTGTTTAGGTCTACTTCTTTGTAAAACCTTCTCTACCTTTCTAGAATATTCTTCGTACTGTTCGAAGTTATCTAAGTCGAATGAATCATTTAAGTTCTTCATTTCAACATAAGTAGAGAACTGGTAGATTTTCTCTTTAATATATTCTGAATCGGATAATTGAATTGAATAAAGATTTTTGATAACCTTCTCGATGTTTGGGATATCATCCTTAGTAATCAGGTCAACATAGTTTTTAGATTCTAGCATTTCTCTGAGTACTTGTTTAAGGACATTCTGTGAGGGTATCTTTCTTTGCTTCTTGAAGTATTTAAGTATACCCTCACAAATTAAGGAATGTTCGATAAGTACTAAGTAGCTTGGTTTTATTCTGCTTAGTACTAAACCTCCTTCCTTATCTTGAATGATGAACCTGAGAATCTCTAACTGAAAGTCAGGTGCAAAGCTAAATTTAATTTTATTCTTTTTCATACATTATTATATTGCAATATTATATACTAATAGATTTTGATAGTCCTCATGTAGTTCTGAACTCATGTCCACAATATCTAGTCTTCTTATCCTCAGCCGTTCGGTGAAATTTTTTGATATTCTTATATTATATAAAATATATTTATTATATTTGCATAACGAAATACTTAAAGAATATGAGGAAATGTAATGGAAACAATGGTTCAGAGCTTCATAGATTAAAACCCATGCAGGATTATGATGAAGCAATGTTTAATCGGTTATACAAAGTTTGTAAGCCAGTTATTCGGAACCTTACCAAACAGATTGATTACAAAAGGTTTAACCTTACGCCAGATATAATATCTTCTTATTTCTGGGATAAAATGTTATTTGTTTTTAATAAGTACTACGGTACTTGTAGTGAAGAACATCTTAAAGCAAGAATCCTTTCTTCTCTTGCTACATTTAAGAATAAGCTTCTTCGATTTGCCTATGGAGAGATTGCAGAATACAATCAGAACCTATTTAAACTTGAAGACTTATTTGATAATGATAAAGAGTTAGAAGATGACGATGAAGAGGTTAAGGCTAAGGAAGAAATGCTTGAATTATTATATAAGTATATGAAAGAGAAATTATCTCCAGATGCTTATATGGTATTTGAAGTATTACTTACTCCACCTCCTTATATTAAAGAACGAATTAAAGGTGGAGAAAGAATCACCAATATAATGCTGGTTGAGTTCTTTGATATGCCTAGAACTAAGAAGTCGGTTAAATACATAGGAGAACTCAAACAAGATATCTTATATTGGGAAGAGAAAGCTAAAGAAGAACTTCACTACTAAACACAAAAGAAAAGGGGCGTTTCCCAACGTCCCTCTCCTATAATCCATAAATTAAAAGTTCTTTGTCAACAATATAAGTAGTTAAGACATATTATTATAGTTTTATAATATATGCCAATACGTAGTACGGTGGTCTATTCTCATGAGGTTGACCTCCACCTGCAGCTCGGGTATCATGGTCCCAAAGTGCTACATAAGAATTATCCCTATCGGTTTTACTACTACCATAAAGGTTATTACCAACCCACTGACTACCATTAATACCGATACCATCGTAAGCCTCAATAAAGTAAGCATCTGCAAAGTTGTGAACGTGAGAAGGTATCTCCTGAGTAGAAAGAGTTACTTTCTCTTGGCCACCAGTATTACCAATCAAATTATAATCTTCATTACCGGATGACCAACCTACAATGAATTTACCTGATAAGTCTGGTGTCTGTAAGTCTTCTACAATCTGACCATTACATAAAGCCCAGCCTTCTGGTACGGAAACTCCATTCCACATTGCAATTAATCCTCTTGGTATATTGGCTCCTGCCATACCACCAAGCTTTTCATCAATGTAAGCCTTGATATCAAAGTTTGGGAATCCTTGCAATAGTCGTAAGAGAGTTTCTATATTTGCTTGTTGCATTCCATGGATAGCAGTATTATATTCTACTGGTTGGGGAAACTTCCCTGCATAGGGAACAATAGAATATTTCTCTACTGTGTTATCTATTGAGTTGGTACCTTGACCATATATACCAATTAATACCATTGAGGATTTGTCTACCAAACCCTGAGATACTGAAGCCATAGCTCTATTCACTAGAGACTCATAGGATAATTCATTATCTTCTAATACATTTGTTTTTGACAGGTTTCTAGAATCCTTGGGTGTTGGGTATAATGGGTCTACTGATTTCTTGTACAGAGAATAGAACGAATTAGATTCATTCCAGAAAGCTCTGAACTGTACTGGGTTCTGTACAGGCTCTTCCAAAGGTGTATGGTAAGCAAATACAATCACATCCTCATTAGAACCCTTTGAGCCTTCAATATTAGGTATACTAATATTAGCACTATCAGAAATATAGATTGTACCATCTCTTGCTATACAACCAAAGTTTGTATCTGGTCCTTCACCAGAATCTGCAGCTTTAGTCATATACCTTGAAAGGATTCTATCCTTTATTGCTTGATATGCAGGAGAAGTAGGTTCTCCATTAGGCAAGAGAGTGATTGCATTATTTACAATCGTTGCTGAGCCAAATCCACAAAATGGACCAATGCCTACAGGAGCAGCTATTGCTTCAGCTGCATCCTTAGACTTTATTATACCTTCATAATCAAAATACGTTTTCATAATGTATCTTCGTTATTGTTATTACTCTTATATTCTTTCGATTGGTTTTTCATATCTTGGAAAGCCTCTCCTACAGCCTTGAACTTGAAGGTTATTAATTTCCAAAAGATAGACCAGATACTGTACTTCTTTTCTACACCATGTAGAGTACAGACGTGATTATAAATGCTATCTATCTCGAAACAGTAACATAATACCATTACCGTTATAGATACTGTTATTGGATTTAATCCGTAAGGTTCTCCGATGGCTTTACCTATTACGGCACCCAGTAAGATGTAACACAGGTAATCAATGATTTTATTAAGAGTTCTTCTCCCGGCTCTAGATTTTCTTATTTCAATCTTCTTTGCCCTACTTGCAGATATCCCAAACCAAAAATCTGTAAGTATTAGTACAAAGGCTAATAAAATCATCCACCTCAAATTAAAGATAATGGCATAACATTCAGAAGTGAATCCAATGATACCAGTTTTAAATAATGTGTTAAAAGAGTTGCTTTCCATTTTGTTTATTCTATTTTAAGTGACCATTCTGTTCCTTCCGGAACTAATATATTAATACCTTGTTCCGAAATATCATTGGATTCCCAAGTAAGTTCTGTCTTATCAACTACATCCAACAGGTTTACTATGAATACTGCTTTAACTGCAGGATTAGCTTTCACATAGAAAGTATGTTTACCTGGTAAATTAGTAAAGAATTGATAAGGGCTTGGATGAACCACATCCGGAGCTGTCTCATATACAATATCTGAAACTTCTCCAGTATCTGAAGTACAGGTTACGATAGTAGATACTTCTTGTACATCTTTGCTTAGTTCTGCACTTACTGGATTACAAGTTAAAATATACTTAGGTATAACATCTTTAACTGTAAGATTAACTACGGAGCCTTGATAGTAAAATTCATAACTACCTGCTTTATCCATAGTAATAATAATATTTGAATCATAGGTTTCAGAAAAACCCTCAAGAATTATACCAGTTATAACAGAACCACCGTCTCCCCAACGTAAATAGAATTGACAGTTCTTAGATTTAGTTAATTGATATCCTGCCTTGATATACTTCCCTGCATCTTCTGCAGCTTCAGAGTAAGGTTCTAATTCATACCAATTCTCATCCTCTTCATTCAATGGTTCTAACCACAAGTAGGATTGAGGAGTAGGTATATAAGCAAGTACTTCTACTTCTACAGACTTACTAGCATCACCCACTGATTCAAATTTATAACTTCCAGCTTCATTAAATTGGTATTCTGTACTTCTACCATAGTAGAAATCAGGACCAACTACATAGCGATTAGTTAATTCTAAAGTACCAAGTTTTACCCAAGTACCTTGGGTATTCCTTTTGTAAATGGTCACCTCGGTATCAAAATAACTACCTAAGTTTGCACTTTCGAAAGTAGAATAATAAATACCCGATGTAACCCAAAGATTAACTGATGCAGAACCTTGAGCATTTAGGTTTAATCGTTTGTTTGATACGCCTATATCGTAGTTAATCGTATAACCTAATCTGTAAGCTACTACTGTACCATAATTACTAGCATTACCTGAGTCATCTTTAGTACATCTAAATTGGAATGTACCAGTAGTAGTTGGTGCCCATCTTTGACCATTACGAACTAAAATACCTGGGTCTGAAATACATACGGCAATGAGTTGACTTGTATTTTCGTTAGGGTCTGAAGAACGAATAGTTATCAAAGACTTTTCACCGTTGGTAAGATTTATATTCCGAGGTTCACAGAATACCGTATAGTTAGTAGCAATTGCCGTTACCTTTAGAGTAACCTTCTTTGCAGGAAAGTCTGCAATAACCCATTCGTAAGTACCTGCAGAAGTTATTTCCCAAACAGAACCCGAATCTTTAGTTTCATAAGTATTAAGTAACTGTACCGATACGGGTTTAATATTGCCTTGATAATTCATGTTGGCAGTCACTTTTACCTTGATTACTGGATTAGTACCTGTAATTACTAAATTATCTGGGTCTGTTCCTCCTTCTACCAAGTCGGCATATATGTGATAAGATTTAGTGTAATACTCTAAACCTACATCTACATAAGTAGTTACTAAATTATCTCCTACACTTCGAAAGTAATATCTTTGGTCACCCTTTCTTGCATAGAAAATAGAACTGCTTTCATATTTCTTTGAGCTCCACTTATTCTCAGAGGGGTCATATCCAGTTACCTGATATCTTAAATCGGCATCATCGTAATCAGAAGTAACGGTTACTCTAATGGGTACTTCTGTTATATGTCTTGTTACAATCTTTGCAGGACTGATAAGAGGTTCAGCTACAATTTTATAATTGTAAGCCAAATCAAATCCATAAGCAATCTTCCCAGATACATTGTATGGTAAGAATCTATCGAATAACTTATCAATTGATTGTTTGAAAGCTTTGAACTCTGGAGTGGGGGAAGTAAACCCATGACCGCTTATAGAAATACCTACCTCTATACATTGAGCACAACCATAAATCTTATCATAGTTGTATTTGTCGTACTGAGAATAATCGGTATCATATAAGGGGTCTACCTTTTCCCATTTATCCATCTCTCCATCGGTTGGGTCTGTAATTGTACAGGTTAGCCCATACATATTAAAAAGAATTTCGAAGAACTTTCTTGAGCCACGAATCTTAAGTAATGAGATTGAATACTTTAAGATAGTTCGAATTTGTTCATCACTTAAGTTGGGAACTCCATTGTGTTCTCCGGTTCTAGCAAAGGGTAATGCTCCCAAGAACTCCCAGAGGTAATTTAAATACCTCTGCTGAGTTTTATCGATATCGATTATATCTAGAATATTATCAATATCTTTAGTTATATCTTCTTGGAAATAGTTACCACAAATTTCTAGAAATCTTTCTAATATGCCCTTACCGTCGACTTTATAAGTATCTTGCTCTTTAAATTCGAAAGGTAAGAAATCAATTAGGTTTTTAAGATTTGTCATACGATTTCATTTACTTTAAGTGTTAACTGACTTGAGTCTTCGAATACCGGAATATTATAACCTGGGTCTGTATAATCCTTGTTAGGTTCTGCAATGGTTATGGTATATCTAAATCCGGATTGATAACCATTGTTCTGGATATCCAAGGCAAATACAAATCCATTTATAGTATCTCTAATCTGTGTAGTCTTACCCACTTGGCCATCATAAGAAAAGCCTCCCTTAACTGAACGTACTGTGAATTGAGTACCCGAGGAAAAAGATATAAAGTAAGACATACTACCATTAGCCTCATCCAATTGGAATTGACCAAGGATTAATTCCTTGTTACCGTATACCGTAGTAGGCCATGGTTTAGTATAGAACTTCTTCAAGTGTAAGTAATCTACTGATTCAAGGTTATCTATAAGTGCATAGATATCAGAGATTCTTACGCTGCCACCAATGTCTGAGTTCTCCGGAGAATAAGCATTAAATAATGCACTAAGAATCTGTGATTGTATTTCTGAAGTTTTATAAGACTTCTTCCCAGTAACTTCTACATCCAAGATAATATTTACTTTACCTGCAGACTTAACGGTTAACCAAGTAGTAAGTGGTGAGTTCTGATGTAATACATCATATACTTTTTGAATAAGGTTAGAGTCAGCAGTAGCACCATTATCAGGAGATATATAAACGATTAGTTTTCTACCACATTCGTATTCTGCCTTTGCCTTACTAACCCCATCAACCAGTTTAGCTAAGTCTATGAAGTCCTGTTTGGTAATAGCTACTCCCATAGTCTTTACACTCAAAGGTATGTGTTCCTTGAGCATACTAAAATTCTCATAGGATGAACCTCCACCTGCAGCATAAGTATTAGATACAGTAGCATCTGTTACTGATGAAGATATAACTGAAGGTACAGAAGTAATCATACCAGATTTTACATTACCATTGATACCAGTAGTAAGGTAGAACTTAACCTCAGATATCTTGGCATTAGCTGCAGGCTTCTGTCCATATTTACCATCACCAAATAAGATATATGGATTTAAAGCTTCATCCATAGTAACCATGAAATGTTTATCGGTGGGTTTTGAATAAGCAAAGGTATTCACCAATACCCAAGATTCTCCACCAATCTTCATACTCATAGTTCCATGTTCGTAGTACTTACCATTAGGTAATGTACCCAGGGTAATAGTTACCCTTTCATCTGAAGGTATAACCATTCCATTTATCTGGCTTTCTGTATATAATTCATGTTGTACAACTGGAACTTTACAAGTAGTTACATTAGCATACCAAGTTACATCCCTAGAAGATAACCATTTGTTACCATTAGAATCTGTAAATAAAGTTCCAGAAGGTATAGTTAATTTAGCACCAATAGAATCTCCAGATACATCCCTGGATACTACCAAATCTACTGATGCTGCAATAGCACCTCTTGCATGATAATCTACCAAAGCTCCATGCCTAACTACTGAACTGTATTTACGAGCAGTAGGTAAGAAGGATTCCCTTGCCATATTATCAATGTAGTAGTGAAGAACTTCGGCAATTGCCGCAAACAATGAAAGGATAATGATTAATATATTTCCTTCCGAGTAATCAGTTACGAGTACATTGCCATCTTTGTCTTTGATATTCGTAAGTGATTCTATCAGCTTGGCCTTAATCTGTTGGTAAGACCTCTGATAAGGGTTGAGCCATTTATTAGTGATTCCCATATTAATAAGAGTTTAATGAATTTTCATTTTTATCGTAGGTCAGGTACAGGTACTGACTAGTAGAAGTTTCATTAACTACATAATGAACTTCTATGTTTATTTTAGCACCTTGTCTAGAAACGGTAATACCCTTAAAGGTAATCCTTTGTTCCCATGCACCAATTGAGCTTTTAATAAACTCTTTAATAATAAAACTTAGGGCTTGTGTATTTGGCTCTTCTATACATTCCCATAGGCGATTCCCAAAGTTTTCCTGTCGAAATCGTTGTCCTATTAAATAATACATTATAGAGCTTATATTATTTCTTACCAAAGCCATATCACCATTAACAGGATACCAACCTGTTTCACCATTTTCGTTTCTTGTAAGTTGAATAGGGAATATCATACCCTTTCCAACAATGTTAGTAAGATAGTTATCCATTAGTGTATACATTTAATGTCCTCATAATCTTCTTGTTTGAAAGTAGAGAACGGTTGACTTGCTTGAGTTACGGTAGGACCTGAAGAACCGGGTCCAGTAGTTACACCCGAGTGTACGTGAGAATTGAATAAAGTTCTTAGAGTTTCCAGTTCTTTAATGGTATTATTGAGTTTCTCGGTTAGTTCTTTGATATTAACTACTCCTTGATTCTCCCCCTTATTTAAGATTACTGTATCACCAGAACCTACACTTACATCTCCTTGTGCTTGAATAGAAATGTTTCCTTTAGCAGCAATGCCTACATCTCCATTTATATAAACGGTTAGCTTTCCATTATCATCATCAAGTACCATTACATTCCCTTCTGGAGTTATAATACCCATTTTATTAGGACCATCCAAAGGGTCTGGTATTTGTTGTAGTCCCCAACCATGATATTCCCATAGGGGTTTAGTTGGGTCTCCAAATTCAAAAGTAACAAATACTATATCTCCAACCTTAGGAGCTAAGTACTTGAACCCATTGTTGATAGAACCATGTTGGCCTTTTGCATAGGCCCATGTAATAATTCCACCCATGACTTCTGGACAGCATACCTTGATACGGTTCATATGTTTCTCAGTATCATTATTATCTACCACTATGCCACGGTAGACAGAGTAGTATCTACCTAAACCTTCGATACCCTCTTCTGTTAATAGTTTAGCTGTTGAGTACATTATTTCTTGTTGGATTTATATCGTTCATAAGCTTTCATTGCCCAATTAAACTCATCAAAGTTATACCTTTCTTTCATAGAAGGAGTAACCTTCGATTGATCTGCCTTTACCACATTGGTCTTACCATAGATTGCTGTACCATTTGAAGTTACTACTGTACCTTCTGTACGAACTGTACCTGCAGCAAGAGCCTGAGGGTCTTTAGCATTTATCTCATCATAATAGAACTTATTCTGTAAGAACTCTCCTGCACCTTTCTTATCGATAATTCTACCCTTATCATCCATGTATCTTTCTACGAAGTATACTACTTCATTGTAGGTAAAGTCATGTACAATATCGGAAGCATTAGCAGTATTCTTCTTGTTCTTACCAAAGTCAGTTTTAGCAGAATCCTTAGCATCATTACTTACAATGTCCTGAGTACTAAGTTGGGTCTTAGATGTAGTCTGTCCATCCCTTGCATTATTCTTAACCAAGTCTAATGTACAGAGATAACCTTGACCTGCATCCATTGAATGTTGTACTGACTTGATATACCAAAAGCCTGACCACCTTTTTCCTACATTCTCTAAAGATATTATCTGAGAAGATTGTAATGAAGGTCTACCTACTACAGTCATTTGGCATACCAACTTTCTTTCGGATATCTTAAGACCTCCATTGGCATTAGCATTCATTGCCCAAGTAACCTTATCTGCTCCACCGTATCTACTAAAGAGATTATGATATAACTTATAGATTGGTACTAAGAATGGTACCTTCTTCATTCTTCGTATCTTAACTTTAGCTTTAACCTTTCGAGTCATAGTAGGTGTAGTAACTCCATCTCCAGAATATTCTACCTTATAGGTATCAGGGTATACAGTAATATATGGATTCTTTTCCATTGCAGATATACCTCTCTGAGATTGGTTATCTATCATTTGCTTTTCATAGGGATTACTTGAAAAAGTTCTGATATCTACCATGTGAGTTATAGTTCCACCTTCTGGGTCATATTCTCTTGGGTCTACCCATTCTTCTGCAAGGTATTCCATTTTATATTCTCCAGTAAATAAGTATCTTTCGTTTTCTAGTAATTGCCTAAGATTACTTTCTAACTCTTTACCGTTCTTAGAGTTCTTCAAGATTTGCTGAATAACCCTTTTCTTATCGTTCGGTAAATTGTTTACAGCAGTATTAATTGCTTCTCGATATTGCTCAGTACTCAGATTATCTAAAGCCTCTTGTTTACCTGCATTGTAAGCAACATAGGGTTTCTGAGAACCATACTCTTTCATTGCAGAATTATACTTTTGAGCTTTAGCTCCATACCTTTGTTCAGCTTCCATCTCGGCAGCAATATTAGTAGTAGGATGACTACGATAATCTTCGTAAGGTACACTACCATAATTTACTACCATTGTATTATCTACTTGAGCTACAAAGGGTTTGAGTAAAGTTACTTCCTCTTTCTCTTTTTCGGGTTCTGTGATATCTGTTGAACCTACAATTAAACCTTTATCTTCTGGGTCTAAGGCTTGAGTTAATTGAGCCTTTACCCTTTTGGTTACTTTCTGAGTAGCGAATGATACTCTAAGTACTTCTCCATTTTCTGATTGGTAAATATAATTGTATTCTGGTTCTTCTTGAAACTTACGGTTGTGTATGTATATTACACCATCCCGGGAATCAATATACCAAGGACCATTTGCATACCCTTTCATCTTTTGTTCTAATTGAACTAAGATGTTATTTCCTATTAATCCCAAGTCACTATCTATCAAGGACTTTAAATCACTGGGCATAGCTACTTGAGCTACTCTACTAAACCTGTTAGCGTAAAGTATCTTTCCAGTAGTAGTTCGACTTTGTTCTGTCGGGACCTGTAGTGACTCGTAAACTTTATTACTTATTATTTGTTTAGCCATTACTGAAATATTTCTATGATTACGCCTATATCATCGTTACAACCATTATCCAAGAAGTTGGATAAACTGTGTTCTGATAAATCCGAATGAGTATAAGGTGGTTGGAATCTTAAATCTCCAACTGTATCTATACACTTAATCGTCACATGAGTACCAGTAGAATCGAATACACAATCCAAATCTCTAACCTTGATACTTCGTACTGGGCTAGAGATAAATTGACCATCTGGATATATGTATCCCCACTGAAGGTAAATAATTGAGCTTTCCTGGAGATCTTCAATATCTACTGTATCTGGGTCTCCAGTATCAAATGTAATGGTAGCTAGGTTCTCTTTCTCCTCATCATACTTGTAGCTCCAATTACTTATATAAGCGCCAAGAGGTATGCCAGTAATGGGATTCATTATAGGCATACCTCCAGAATTGAACAGAGCCATGTAAGGTGTTGCTGTTCCATTATAAAGTATTGGTTGGTTAGGTTTTCTAGTTGCCGCCATACATAGGTATTCTTAAAATTTGATAAGGTTCTAATTCTTGAAAAGGGTTCAAGATATTATTAGCTTCAGCAATCAGGTACCACTTACCAGAATCACCATAATAACGATGAGCAATACTCTGTAGGGTTTCTCCATCTAATACAGTATGTTGTTTATCGTTATCTGTATAAGGAACATTAGGAGGAGTTACCTCTAAAGAATAATCTCCTTCATCATACTTAAGAGCAATAGCTCCATCATAAGGACTTGCTCCTGTCATGTATTGATTTAAGTCTATCATATCTGTATCCCTTTCGTATTCTTTAAGTCTTCTTCAGTTACAATATCCTGATAAGATAAGTTATAAGCACTTACTCTTTTGAAGATTAATTCCTGAGTTGCAGCTGCAGGCAATAACTTTAAATCCTCAATTGTACATGACTTACCTGCTACTCGAGTCCTTGAAGCATTTCTGAAATTATTCAGGGTATAGGTTGCAGATGTAAGAATGTACTGATGATTATCGAATATACCAGAACTACCCCACTCGATTTTTAAAATCGGAGGGCTTGCTTGATAAGAGTTTGCCTTAGTCCACATTTCCAATAATCGGCATTTAGTAATTACCTCTTTTGGATTATCTGGGTCATTACAGAACCAAGATACATTGAATTGAATTATATCTTCACTACCAGTATAATGGTACATGGGAGTATTACGTCCCATTGATTTAATCGTTGCCCAAGTAGTTTCTCCTCGGAAATCAATTGAAGGTGGTCTGTTCTGAAGAGTGATATATTGATATGGGCTAGCTGTAAGATTATAAATCACTACCTGATTCATGTTTCTTACTTCTGGCATTACCAAGAAGAGTTCTTTATTCTTCGTAACATTCTGGCCTTTAGCCGGGTCCATTTCTTCGTATCCAAAAGGAACTCCACCTTCTATTTGATGTTTTAATTCCATTCGATATTGAGCCTGAATCCTTTGATTTAACTTAGGATTCTTTGAATTAGCTCTGGGTCCGAATGGGTTATTTGGGTCATATACTTTACCCTTATCTGCAGTATCTTTAGGCAAGGTTGAAGTTGCCCTATTGAGATAGATTCTGGCCCTCCAAAGTTTATTTAAAGGACCAGTAAGAACTCCTGCAGAATCTCTGGTAAGGTCATTGTATTTTTCAACAACCCCACCTGCTATCCGATTTAATATTCTTGCCATGATTGTTTAGTTTAATCCCAATGATATACCAGTAAAATCTTGTTGGCCACCCGGAGCAAAGTCTCCAGCTTCATTTCCATCTACTGATATATTGATTCTTGAATCCTTAAATCCATCTCTGATTGCACTCCTAACGGCATCAACAAAAGCTTGTTGATTTCTATCCTGAATGGAAGCTTTAGTTTCTTCAGAGGTTAAAGCCGCAGTATTCTTATCTACAGAATTTGTAAGACCACCGATTACTTCAATTAATGCCGGAATAGCTATAGAAGCTAGTAGTCCCCAAGGCCCACCTAAGAATCCTAAAAGTCTACCACCAAGTAATCTAGCACCAAATCCCATAGCACCTTTCTTAGCAATCTGTTGGCCTGCAGTTTTAGTTACGGTAGAACCTACTGCTGCTCCAACCCCTGCTCCTGCAAGAGTACTCATTGAAGTAAATCTTCCTCTTGCATCTCTTGCTACTACAGTACCTTTTCGGGTTTTACCTATGGTACCTCCCATTGGTAATGCAAAGAATTTACCTGGAGCCATTTGCATAGCAGTCATTCTCATCATCATTGCTGAGATATTTCTCAGGTGACCTTCAAGGATTGAAGCTTGAACATTAGTTCTTACCATACCTTCTGCCATACCATTAGTTTCTGAAGTAGCTAAAGCCTGGAAGGTACTAATCATCTTGATAGTACCCTGAATAAACTTAAATCCTTGATATAGAGTACCTACTACTGCACCAGTTGCAACTACCTTTACCAAGAATTTACCTGCCCAAGTTTCTTGCATACTGTTAATAATCTTTAGGATACCAGAACCTAATTTAAGTACTGGGCTAAAAACTTCGGCAAGTGTAGAACCTGCAGTTACAATAAAGTTCTCCCAGTTTGATTTAAACTGTTCGATAATACCTGCAGGAGTTTGTAATCTTTCTTGAGTTAAATTTTCTACTGTACCACTTGCACCTGCAACCTTATCCATAAGTTCAGTAAGCTTATTAGCTCCAGTCCAGTAATCCTGAAGTAAAGCTGAGGCAGCTCTTGTACCACGAACTCCAAAGATATTAAACAGAGCAGAGGAGATATCTATTCCTCGTTTACCTCTAAGTTTATCTCCCAATATAGATATAATCTTATCTAATCTCAAAAGATTACCCGAGGCATCTACTAGAGTTTTTGGGTCAATGCCTAAAGATTTTAGCATCTCACCACCTCCCTTTTTCTGCCCGGTTACGGAAAGTGTTAAATAGCGCATCATGTTTGCTAAGGCAGTACCAGCTGATGAAGCTTGGATACCTTGATTACCAAGTACTCCAATGGCTGCAGCTGCATCACCCATACTGATTTTAGCATTTCTAAATTCTGCTCCTGAATATTGGAAAGATTGGGCAAGGTCTGTTAGAGAAATATTTGCAGAGGTTACTGCAGTTGCCAATTGGTCTACTACCTGAGTAGCATTCTGTGAAGGTATATTAAAGGTCTGCATGATGTTAGTCATCAAGTCAGCAACTCCACCTTTCTGACCAAGAGGCATACTGAAGATAGAAGCCAGCTTAGCTGCAGGGCCAATCATTCTTTCGATTTGCTCTACATTGTTACCAGCCATTGCCAAGTACCTTTCGCCTGATGCAATATCTGCAGCAGTAAGAGGAGTTACCTCATTGACTTCTTTGGCTACTTGCATTAGCCTTGCCTGTTGAGCAGCATTAGCTCCAGACATTTTAGAAGCTAAGAATACTTGGTCGTATACTCCTGCAGAATATTGGTAGGCCCTTGCCATACCTCCAACCAATTCTTTTCCAAACTCAAAAGCATTAGAAGTTGACATTTGAATACCTCGATTCCAGGTATTCATATCGTTCATCATTGTTCTAAATGAGTTCGATATTCTGCCAGCCTCATTAGAGAATCGGTCTCTTAATACCATTGCAACACCGACCTCGACTAAGCTTCTTCTGTCTATCATTTTCTAGTTTTCTTTTTTAAGTTTTCATAATACTCATCGGCTATATCCTTAAATCTTTTCCTTTCTCGATACGGAAGACGCAAAAAGCTGAGATAGTCAATGGCTACCTCAGCTCTACATATATAAGTGAATGTACCTGGATGGTCTACGCTTCCGTCAGGTAGAAAAAAGTCGGTGAAAGCATTATAGGATATTTATCAATTCTTCCAGGTATACTTGGATGTTCTACATCGGTGTTACCATCGAAGACTGGGTCATATTCAAATATTGTTTTACGAATCTCTGCAATGTCTCTTACTGAGAATAAATGGAAGCTTTCTACCTTTTCCCATTTACCATCAATCTGAAGATGTAAGTTCCTTGCAATCAATGCTGCATTACGAGTTTGTTTTTCTATTGGCAAAGTAACCAACATTCTTTCTCCTGCACCAGTAAGCAAATCAAATTTAACTACCTTACCTGAAGATAGAGTTACTTCGTAATCGGTAAGCTTACCTTGTTCTGGATAATAAGGGATAGCGTTTGGTTTTTCGGCCAATTCCTTTTCTGTAGGAAATTCTCCATAGTTATCGAATAACATCTCGCTTAAGGATTGACCGTAAGTTTGTACTCCGCCTTCTTGGCCCCAATCATATTCAAATTCTACTTCATCACCAAGTGAGAAGATTCTTGATTGGAATAAGATACAGTATCTGTCATTCAAAGGGATACGGTCTGCATCCTCTACCGTTAATCTACGATTAGGAGTAAAGTCGGTATCAACTACAATTGCCTGAATGAACTTAGTAAGGTTCATAAGGTTTCTTACATCCATAGGATTAGATAAGATATCCTCATCTGCACCATTCTGTTCCCTGATTGAGAATTTATAACCTGATGGGGTTATAAACTCATGTGTTCTACAATTTAATTCCATGTTTAAATAAGTTATTTGGTTATACTTTAGTTCATAGTGTTCGCTGTAACAACAAGAAAGGGGTGAGCCCTTTCTAGGAATCCCACCCCTCCCACCTAAAAATCTTAGTGAAAATAGACTAAGCGTTTTTAATACTTATCTACAGTACCTACTGAGAATTCGATACTTTCGATAGTGTTTTCTGAAGCCATTCTGTCCAGGTCTAATCCTGTAATCTTACATGGCCATACCTCTTCGAAGAGGTGGGTGTTAAGTACGGAAACTCCATCTTCAGCAAGTTCATTTACGATTACATTTTCCCAGTATTGGCTTGGTACCAAACCTCCACCAGCAATCATATCTTGGCATGAATAAAGCCAATCATGAAGCCATGTATCTGAACCTGCAGTAGTTAAAAGTTTACCTACTACTAAGTTACCTACAGTAACTCTACCGGCAGTTTTAACGTCCCGGTTAACGTCTCCATGAGCAACCTGGTCAATCTCTACATCTGGCAAAGTACAAGTTTGGAACAGATAAGTATTGATTGGGTGCTTAGGGAATGTGATACTCCAAAGGAATTTCTTTCTTGGATTCTTTACTTTTGCTCCCATGTTTTCTTAATTTTATTCGTTAACATCCTGAACAGATACGGACTTGGATGCCTGGTCAATATAGATGCCCATAGTGATTTCTTGCATCGGAACGATATCCTTGAATTTCAGGATTGCTTTGTATTTACCTTGACGAACATCGGCTTCATTGTTAACCGATAAGTCATTGTACGAGTTAGCGTCTTGGTCACCCATCCAGGTGTATTCAGACATGGCATCTTCATCTACCAAGTTATCCAGCATTGGTTTAACTTCTAGATAAATCTTATTCCAAGTGTTCCAGATATTTGGTTCTTCCAAATACTTTTCTAGAATAGGTCTAAGATTCTTTTTGAGATACAGATTCAATCTTACAATTGCAAGGAATCTTTCTGAATCCTGTTTTACCTGAGAAGAAAAACAATGCCACAGCAAAGTTTGTTTACCTTGGTTAGGAACATCTTTGATACAGATTATATTTGCATAATTCTGTGCTAACTCATTGAGTTCCTTAGTTCTTGAAGGAGAACCATAATTTGGGCATACTGGACCATTACCATCATAGATAATGCCCCGATTCATACCAGCAAATGATTTCCAAGGTCCAAACTGAGAAGCAGAAGCATCTCCTAATCCTGCAATGGTACCAAGAACATCTGAATCTACCAAGTTACCGTCGGCATTATAGTATTTAATACCACCACCAAAGTAAGCAACATACTTACTGTTACCTACAGTACCAAGGCAAGTCTGAATCCAAGTGATGATTGATTTCAAGTCTCTTGGTTGGTCACCCTGAGTATAGTGAGTAGTATATTTTGGTACTTCAATGTAGTAGGTATATTCTTGCAGTTCTTTAACCATATCTACTGCAGCCTTGTGTACTTTAAGTACATCAGCGGATACTTCAAGATGTTGGTCAATGTGTGAACAGAAGATTTGATATACATCTACATAATCCTTAACGAATTCCAGAGAAGCAATCCATTCATCGGCAGTAGGTGTAGTACCGGCATTACCAATAGTACCAGGTAGCTTTACTCCATCAGCAGTAATGGTAGCACCATTGAGTTTGATATCAATGGGGTTTCTTGTTCCATCTACATCATCGGTTAACCATTTGATGAAGTTATTCCAGGATTTGATGTTCTCTGTTTTCTCAGTTAATACCGGAACAATATATTCTGAGTTCTTTGCAAAAGCACTTAAGGCCAAGTAGTCTACAGAAGTATCATTGTTATCATCTGCAGTTTTGTAAGTTACTACTGGACCTTGTTCAAGTACCTGGCCATTAGCACTGATTACCTGATAATAAACGGTGTTTGCCTGTTTGTAAATATTTACAGAAAAAGTCTCAGCACTACCAATGGGGTCTCCATAACCCTTAGTTACCAAACCAAAACCAACAGCAACTGAACCAGAAGTAAACTTGAAAAGAGTAGAAGCAGTTGGTTCTTCTGGAGTTGCAGAGGCTACTACTGGAGAACCTTCTTCAGCAACTTTAGGAACAACAGCCTTAGCTTTTGAAGGAGCAGATACTACACCTTTAGTTGCACCCTTACCAAGTACACGAATAATACGAAGCTTAGAACCACCATTAAAAGCCTTTTCAATGTTTGATACAGAACCATCTGGTACTATCTCAGAACCAAAGACTCTTTGGAATTGAGAGAAAGATTGGATGAGTTCTGACGGGTCATCATAAGGACCTTTAGTAGTTCTAGCCAATACACATGAAACTCCTAACATAGGAGTAGTTTGAAGAACATTTTCGTTCTTAAACTCGAAATTTACAGATGGTGAATTAGGCATATTTATACTAATTAAGTTAATTACTCATTTATTTAATACCCTCTAGTATTGAGCTATTTTACGTTAAGGTTAAGTAAATCTGACTCTTGCTTTTCGGTTAGTCCCATCAATACGGATATATCCTGAATTGGTACAAGTTCACCTTCTTCAGCAAGTCTCTCAGGTAATATACCATCCTTACAAGTATACTGATATACCTTTTCAAGTAGACCATGATTCTCGTCAGGGTGGTCATAGTAATTACCTATTTCTATAAATAGGTTTCCGGTTGGTGCTACCTTACCATCTTCCCATTCTTCTAAGTTATTATAATAAGGTCTTACGTATCCACGAGAAGGTAATGCTTCATACATAATATTATGAAGTAACCTCATATCGGATTGAGTATTAGATACCAGGTGAATGTCTAGAGTTATATCTTTCGTTTCATAGGGAAATTCAGATGCTTGGTAATTCCCACCCTCTAGCTTATCACCAATGATATATTTGTTAACACCTATATCACCATTATAGAACCCTTGCAATTCAATGGTAATTCTAGGGCATGTCTTTGCACCCTTAACCTGATTATTACCGATACCAAATATGGGAATGAATTTAGGCATAGCATCCTTATCTGCTTGAAACCTTTTTTCATTCTCTTGTGATAATGGTAAGTAGTCTTCAGGGTTAAGAGTTAAACCTTTCTTAAGTGCTGTTTGTAATAGGCAAATATAAAAGGTTCTTTCTACGATTTCTTCTGTATTTACCATATTATACTAATTGAGGTATTAATATTACATTAAACTGGTATGTACCACCATCAGTAAATATACATTCCCAACCTCCTGAAGTACTACCAAACATAGCTCCTGCATCTTTTCTTCCTCGGGCAGTTGCTGAGAAAGTAGCCTGTGCTGAATTAGCTATATTACCGTAGTCGGTAATCCAATAGTATAGTTTAGTACCTGAGTTAATATCTGCAGCTTGTTGAGTTTGAGATATAGTAGGTATTTTAAAAGCCATTACCTCTTGTGATACTTGTTTTCCTTCTATGAGTTTACTTCTATACCCAGTAATACTAAATCCTGCTGAAGTTTCGTAAGCATTTAAGATTTGGTCTTTTGGTATACCTAAATTAACTGCAGCAGGTTCTACCCAGTATCTATATGATACTTCTCCAGCAGCTTGAGTTACAGTTACAGTTTTAGTTAGACCACCAACTTGCTTGATAGTTATAGTTCCGCTAAGAAGTTGTTCAGTAGTATTCTTAGAAGTAATGGATACCTCTAGAGTCTTTTCTTCATTATCAGTAAATCTTAGTCCAGCAGTAAATGGAGGTTCCTCTAGGAATTCTGCTATAACTTCTACATTTTCCCAATCTCCTTGGGGTGTACCATTAATCATTTCCCTACGTTGAGAAGTGATTGCCAAAGTATCAGAGCCACCCTTACCCAATATGTTTATGGCTTCCTTATCTACTTCTAATTTGTATTCGTAGTTAAGGCTGCCTTTCTTTTGAATAAGATTTACAGTCTTAGGTACTCCATTAACTGTAATGGTAAGGATGGCTTTTTTATCTGCTTCTGTATCATTCACTTTTAACGGATGTACCATTACGAGTGCAGGACCAGTACCAGATGTTTTATCTGCTTCAAAATCTGCCATTACTTTGTATATTTTCTAAGTTCTTTTCTTAATTGATTTCGTATCTCTTTCTCTAAAACTACATTTCCACCTGCTGCCTCGAAAGCAGGTTTCCATAAAGGACGAGGTGGAAGATTACCATCTCTACTACCATACTCCAACATGATAGCAATTTGGTTAAGTGTTTTCCGAGAAGTTCTACCAGAGTATGTTATCTTCCTTAATCCCGGAGGAAGACCAACAAAGGTTCTGTCTTTCTGAGTTACCATAGTAACTGACCTTGCATATTGACCAGTAAGATTTAATAGGGTATGTGCTCCATACTTCTTAAGTGTAGCAGTAGCATGAGGAGGCCAAGAAACTTTGGAACCAGGAGGAGGTAGACCATTATTTAAACTACGTCTTACTATACGAAGAAGTTGATTGCCAAACTTTCTAGTACCTAACTCGTACCCGAGCTTCATAATACTTGGAGTCTTGGCAATCAACTTCTCAGCTTGACGTTGTTTAACTGGGTCTACATAAATCTGAATATCACATAGATTATTCGAGAGGTTTATGTTAACCTTTTTGCTTGCCATCTTTATTCTTATTTAATCCCAACTCACTGGCAATTTTCATAAGAATATCTTGTTGCATGGATAACTTCTCTGCTACTTCGATTTTAAAAGCCTCGAACTCTTCTTGCTTATAAGCCTGAGATGGTTGTTGCTGAGGAGTTAACATGCCTTCAATAGTATGAAAGATATTATCGCATTCGGTAACTATTGCCTCATATTTCTCTCGGTTATTGAGGATATTTACAGCAGTAGTCCTTTGGATATTTACTTCGTTTACGATATTGCGTAAGTCGGTAGTGTAATAAATATTATTATGAATACCTTCTGCAGCATCTGTAGGAAGGTATATTGTCAAAGAGGATACAGAATCTTGAATAACGATTTCTGTATTTGCGGCAAAGCTTCCATCTGGGCCAGTGGCTCTAGGTTTGCTTTCACCTACTTTTAATACTTGGGCCTTATCAAAGATTGGATACCCAGAACGTCTGTCTCTCTCTAAGGTGTATATGGTATCACCTTTCTGCAATTTAGAAAAAATCAAATCTTCCATATTCATCTTTTATTAATTAAGTTTAAACCAAATGATACTGCACCTGGATTCCTTTGCATAAAGTCTACCAGGTTTAAGAATTGATAGTATCCAAATTGGTCAATGAGTGACTGTGCTTTATTTGCTACTTCCTTTGCTATCTCTGCATTGGGGGCAGGCAATGTAAGTTGAATAGTAAAATCTTTTAGTTGATTTCCATTGGTTGGTTCTTTCTTAATCTCTTCACTTTCCATATCGTTTTATCTTTAGGTGGGTATAAACGAAAAAAGGAGTACACCTATGTAAGATGCACTCCTTCCTAATCTGGCTTACGTAATGACGACGGTTATTATTAAGCCGGGGTTGTGGATGTAGTCTTAAGAGCTGCAACTACTGACTGGATAATGTTCTGGTCTCTCTGAGCATCTACTACTCGGTTGAGACGGGCAATTTCCTGGTCTTTAGCAGTGTTCTCGATAAGACACTTGATTTCCTGTTGGCCATTCTTGAGGTCACAGCAGCAACGTTCAAGTTGAAGAGCCAATTCGGACTTCACTTCTTTAATCAAACCTTTAGTTTCGCAGCAGCAATTCTGTTGTTCATGTTCCATCTGGCAAAGACGGTCCATAACACGATTGAAGCCTGCTCCCATTTGGTCACGAGAATCCCGGATATCGGAATTGGTTTTGTATCCCAAATCACAAAGTCCTCTTTCCGTTGTGAAACGATTGTTAAGGATTTCTCTACCAACACCAGCAACATCTTTTGCAACTCCGCTGATTTCCTGAGTTACTCCTCTAGCAGCATCAGAAATATCTTTATAGATACCTGCCTTTGCTTCCTGAACAGTAGACTCTACTTTCTGAATGTCAGCTTTAGTGTCATTGATTTTGTCCCATACAGACACGGCAGCAGCACCAAAGCCACCACCTACTAATGCACCACCGACTGCACCCCAACCGGAGCCCCAGCCTGAATTGCGTCCATTACAACAGCAACCATCATTACAACCGCGGTCAGCGACGATTACGCCCTCACCACCAGATTTAACTTCTACTCCCATAATTTTTGAGTTTTAAGTTGTTAAATATAAAGTTAATTTTTAAAGTTATTCGTATATGGCCGTATATATTAATAATGCCATAGTATCGTATTATTACTAATACAGAGACTTACCCGTAGATTACTTCAAAGTAGATAGTCGGATGGTCAGAATTTTTTGGAGTAAGTGTAACTGTTGCAATTGTAGTTCCATTATTATTATAAGAACTTCTTAAACTTACTTCTAACCTTATACCTCCACCATAAGCTCCAGCTTCTGGAAGTATTGAAGGAGTTATCAAAAAATAATTGTTCATACCGGGAGAATATTCAATACTTATTTGATAATCCTGTTGAGAATAACCTACTGACAAACCCTTATTGATTTCTGTGGGACTACTACTATCAAAATCCTCAATGGTTCTTGCTTGAAGATTACTTAGTCTAGCTTTCATAGGTTTACCAGTTTGAGGCTTTCCAGTAATCATGCAATTTATTACTCCAGTAGCAGGTAAGTTACACCAAACTCCGGTATATCCTCCAGGAGTCATATCCCCTATGTCAGTAGTATCTGAAGAATCTGGGCTATACCATTGGTAAATAAGGGGGATTTGATTACTATCACCGTAAGAGTAATAGTTACCCAACTCTGCATGAAACTCTTGTTTAATAGTTACGGGTTTAGTCTGAGTTACGTATAGGTATAACCTTTTATTTGATGGATTACCCGGTTGAGTAAAGGTCCTGGTAGCCTGCCTATCATAATCTTCCTTATTCTCATCTACCAAATAAGCGTAGTCATAATCGTTTTGGGCAGTTTGACCGTTTTCTACTAACCTACCCCAACTTACTGGAGTTGCAGTATCTTCGTCTTCATTAGGTTTTATATACTCTGTATAGGCAACCTGGGATTGATTGCTAGCAAGTAAGTACTCACATTTAGAAATTATGGTTATAGGAGAAATGCTACCTGCACTAGAATCATGACTTACATTCTTTATAGTTACACTTTCAACTTGGTCATACCATTGGAAGGTCCACCTCTTTACAGTTGCTACTGGTTTATGAGTAAGGTACAGATAAGCAGATTTACTTGGGTAATCGGCTATCCTATATTGTACTGTGCCCTTTAAATCGAATACCGAACCATTGATAGACTTAGGATATGCCCTTACGGTAGTTATAGTTGGGTCATATGATAACGGTGTATTTGTAACTGTAAAGGAATCTATACCAACTCCACTAAAAATAACTTCGTATTCTGCAGCTTCCTCAGTATCAGATTCTATACCATTAATTACTGGTTTTCTCCAACATTTTAAATCTATAGATTGACCATGACTAGAACCAAACTGAGTATATTCCCAATTCATGGAATATCCCCCTACATCGGGATTACCATTAAAACCAATATAATAATTATAGGATACAGTTGCAGCTGATTGGTTGATATCTACTTGGTCAAGATTACTTGTACCTACTTGTCTAATTGTTACAGTAGCACTTCTAATTGAAGATACTTTATTCTCTAAGCAAGTTACGAATAACTCAGCTTGAGTCTGGTCATTACTGTTTTTGGTAACTTCTAACCAGGATTCTTCGATTGGGTCAATGGTTACTTCTACAAATTCTTTAGTTGAAGTTTGTGTACCATTGATTACCTTCGTTCTGTAAGAATTAACTACAATAGTATCGGGGTCTATCATCTTAGCTGGTACATTCAGTACCTTGGATGAAGGCTGAAATATATTAAAGGTATAATTCCAAGTAATACTTGCAGCTTGTTGTTCAACTGTCAAAGTTATCGAAGTATCACTACTACCAGTTTGAAATATAACGATATCTGCACTTCTTTGACTAGTAGTTGTATTCTCATCTACGGTTACTATGAGTGTATTAGATTGCTCTTCTACATGAATCCAACTTGGAGAACCCGGTATAGACGTAGTCCAAGTAGTATCTTCACTTTGACTTGTAACAGAACCGTTAACAATCTTATACCTTTTACTACTTATGGTAAAAGAGTAAGTACCACTAGGCTTAGCAGGCACTTGTTGATTTAAATCTTGAGTACCGTTATTTACCTTTAGTTCATAAGACCAAGCAACACTAGCACCTGCTTGTTTTACACCTAAACTTAGAGTTTTACTACCGTACTCTAAGTTTAAACTACCACTAAGTTGAGATTCAGAAGTATTCTCTGGCATAGTAGCACTTATACGATATCCCACACCAAGTTCATAAGTTACACTAGTACTACTTACAAAACTAGGTTTAGTTTTTACAGTAGGAGTATCATCATGCCAAGTTGTATCTTTACCATTTACCACGTCCCAATAACCAGACCTTACTAAAGCTTTAACAGTTCCTCCAATATTTGGAGCTGTAGGGAAACTCTCCTTAATAACCAACTCTTCTCTAATGGCTACTGTACCTGCGGCCTGACTACAAGTAATGGTTACGGTTTTGCCTGAACCCACCTGCTCATATACTACAGTACCAGTTCTTGCTTGGGTTGTGGTATTCTCTTTCATGGTAATAGCCACAGCAGCAGTAGCACTTTGTATTTCAGCAGAAGTAGATTTAACTTGGATATTAACACCTTCATGTGAACCTTCTACTAAAGAACCATTAATATATTTTTCACGATAACTACTAATTGTCCCAGATTTGGTTGTACCTAAGGCATCAAAGTTTAACGTTGGAGTAGAAGTAGTTAATGTATATCTCCATTCTACTAGATATGCACTTTGAGTTACCGTAACCTCTTTATAGACAGTATCCATAGTTGCCCTTACTACTACGCTTCTTTGATTTGCAGTTTTGTTTTCTGCTACCGTCAAAGTAGTACCGGATAAACTGAATCCGGTTACTGCAGTAGGTATACTTAACGTAGGAGTACCAGTAGCATCTGATGCTGCATTAGTTGCACCTGAAGACCAAGTGTTAGTTCTTGGTGCCCTTGCACTTGCAGAGATTTGTGATGTACCACCTTGTTCGGTAAAGGTACTTGGGTTTGCAGAAATGGAAACTACCCATGTACCTTGACTAGTATTGGTAATCTTATTCTCTGCCTGATATATATCGATTGAGGCACTACCAGATTTACCATTAAGAGTAACGGTTAATGTACGGCTTCCCAACTTAGTTCTTGCCTTTGCAGTTGTACCAAGATTAGAACCAGAGATATTTTCAGACCATACTACTGAAGCTCCAGAACTTATAGTACCACCATCATTGGTTTTACCATTCCATCCCCAAAGTTGAGAATAGGTATAAGTAGGTGTAGCTGCAGTTCCTCCCGATGCAGGGATATCTGCAATGTTTCCCAGATATACTGTTGGTGTACCATAAGTTTTTACACCAGCAGCTTGAGTTACAGTATAGTTCTGTTTTTTATTAGATTCGTCCTGTGTCCAGATATAATTAAAACCTCTTGAAGATTCAGTTTTATTTTCTGGGATGGTCATCTCCAAAATCTCAGAAGAATCTGGGTCATCTGTTCGTTTATAACTAACTGGAATTTGACTACCATAATTATGGCCATTCCTTATCTCTTGCTTGTAAGAATCTATCTCAAAAGTTACTTTACCTCCCAAAGCCCCAATAGAATTACTGCTAGCCTTAGTCAAAGTAAAAGTATAAGCCCAAGTAGAAGTTGCTGCAGCTTGAGTAAATTGAACTGTTATCTGTTTACCTGACTCATTCTGAGTAAAGGTCATATTAGCTGACCTTTCAACTAATCCAGTATTTTCTTTAGCTTCATATTGAGGTACAGTTTGATTATAAGGTACCCAATCAGGATAAGCCGTCTGTGTATAACTTACTTTAGTATAACTACCCGATATTACTCCATCTACATATTTCTGTTTTCTAGAAACTAAACCAAACCATAGATTTGGAGAAGGAGCTCCTCCACTAGCAGGAAAACTTAAAGTAGTTCTATCTACAGTAAATCTATACTTATAAGTTACCTTATGAATATCAGAGAGTTGTACCGTTTCATTGTTTCCATAGGAACTGGCATTGGATATTTCCAAGCCAACGTAATTTTCTCCCGTTCCTGTAGGAGAGAGTGCCAACAATTCAGCCTTGGTAGGGCATTCATTTGAATCCTTACCAAGGCCTACTTTAGTTTTGACAGCACTCCATGTTGCTATCTCACCCATATTAATCTAAGTTTGTGAACAAAAGTTTTTCTCTTAATTCATCAATCTCGGCTTTCAGAAGTTTGATACCTTCGATTGCCAATACCGACATCTTAGAATAATCTACCTCTTTAACCAGGATATAAGTTTCTCCATCCTTTTCTACCTTTTCGAAGGCTTCAGGATTAGGAACTGTTTCAGGTTTAACCTTATTCTCAGATACTAATTCTGGGAAATATTTTTCGATTGTCTGAGCAATTGTACCTATATCGTGATTACCACGAATCATAAATGAATCCGTAGGTATAGAGCAGATTTCATCGAGAGTATGTTCCAATGGTTTAATGAAAGTCTTAAGTCTTTCGTCAGATTCTTTCCATAAACCAGAAGGAGCAGATACCTTCTTAAAGATAATCTCAGCAGTAGTACCCAATCCCAACTGGTCTCTTGTTACTCCATGAGGATTACTCATGTTCTGCATGTGAGTAGTAAGATTGGTTTGAGCATTGGTACCTGCAGCCTTAGCATCTGCAATAGCAGTAGCCTGAGCAGTAGATACAGGTTTATCTGCATCCGATGTATTATTAACATTGGCTAATCCTACTTGAGCTTTGGTTACTCCATGAGGATTAGATTTGTTACCAATATGTAAATCTACCTTCTCATTTACATCAATATCTGCCTGAGCTCTAGTTGCAGCTTCATCAGTGATTAATTTCTCTACTCGAGTAATCTCTCCCTTACGGTCATTAACTTCTTTAGTGATATTACCTTGAAGAGTAGCATCTGCTGTTTCCAGTTCTGTCTTAGCATCAGCAATAGCTTTTTCCAGAGTAGTCTTCAGAGTAGCATCTGCATTGGTACGGTCTGTAACTTCCTTAGTGATACTTGCCTGGAGTGCATCTTTAGCAACTTTAATAGCAGCATCTCTATCCAATACCTCTTGAGCAATATCATCAGCCAATTCTCCCCTGATTGCCTCATCGGCAGCCGTTCTTGCAGCAACCTCATCTGAGATTTGTTTTGGTAAGGTAGTATCAAGTTTTACCTTATCTGCGGCAGTCATAACACCGGCCTTAGTAGTAGTAACTGCTGGTATACTAATAGAAGAAGATGGATTAGCCTTATAGATATTACCATTACCTTTAGAAGCTGAATCGTAAAGTAAGTTTACATTATTACCATTAGCCTCAAATCTAGCCAATGATGATACAGAATTTATTGGTAACCCGTTAGCTACGGCCTCAAGAGCTTTACCTTTAGCACCATCAAAGGCAGTACCAGTGATTTCACCGATAATTAATCCACCAGAAACGATCTGTACCCAAGTAGTACCTGACCAACGGAATTGATATCCGGGATGGTCTGGGGTAATATCATTATAAGATTTACCAGCTTCACCAACTACTGCGGTAGTATAGTTTTCATCTGTATACAGTTTGATGTTAGTTACCTCATTAGTATCTGATACATCATATGTAGCATATACATCAATTACATCATCTACATAAGAAGGTAGTTGACCTGCAGGTACTTTACCGTTTTCATCCAGAGATGCTAAGCCATTAGCCTGAGCTTTAGTTGCCTTGAAAGCATTCAGAGCAGCCAATACATCATTGATATCCTCAGTGAGTTCCGTTTTCAGAGCGGTATCAGCTGCAGTTCTATCGGATATCTCCTTATCAATCTTAGTATTTAGAGTATTATCGGCTGTTGTACGGTCTGATACCTCTTTATTGATTGCTGCCGTGAGTTCTTCTTTCAGAGCCGTGTCTGCAGCTTTACGGTCTGATACCTCTTTATTGATTGCCGTAGTAAGCTTAGTATCCAAAGCTTCGTCGGCAGCAATACGAGCAGTCTCCTCAGCAGTGATATTATCCTGAAGTTCGGATTTAGCAGTATTGATATTACCGTTAAGTTCATTCTTTAATGCCGTATCAGCAGCAGTTCTATCCTGAACTTCTTTATCTACTTTAGCTTCAATACGAGCTAACTCAGCACCATCATCATCCGAAGAAGACTTAATCTGATTATCCAACGCTTTAACTGCCGATACAAGGTTCTCTGAACCAGCCAGGTAATTAGTATCATCAAGTCCAGGTAATCCCAAACTGTCTGTAAGACCAACAGCCGTTTTTATTTTGTTAATCTTAGTATCAGTTTCTGACTTATCTACATTGATACGTTTTTGAACTTTACCGAAAGCCTGAGAGGTAGTATCTGTAGCATTGATTGCCAAGTCTGTAATGGTAGTACCTTCATTTTCAGAATAACCATCTAATTTAATATCGGTACCATTAAGTACTGGGTTTGAATCCAAACGATGAGTATTAATGGTATGTGCATTGGTTGCATCGATATTATCTTGTAGGGTTTTATCTGCAGCTTTACGAGCAGTCTCCTCGGCAGTGATATTCGTTTGTAACTGAGTATCAGCAGCTTCTCTTGCATCTTCCTCATCATCAATACGAACTCCCAAAGCATTGTCGGCATTGGTACGGTCTTGGATTTCTTTATCTATCCTTGCACCCAATGCAGTATCAGCTTCTGTACGGGCAGTTTCTTCAGCAGTGATATTATCTTGTAAGGTTTTATCAGCAGCCTTTCTTTCAGCAATCTCGGTGTCAATACGAACTCCTAAAGCAGCATCAGCAGCAATTCTTGCAGCTTCTTCAGCATCCAAAGCATCTTGAAGAGCCTTATCAGCAGCCTTTCTTTCCTCTGCTTCAGTTGCCAAATCAGTAGAGTTCTTATCAATCTTGGCTTCCAATCGAATATCTTCTGCTTTACGAGCAGCAATTTCGGTTTCAAGTAAAGCCTTAACTTCCAAATAAGAGCCAGAGATATTATTCTGAATACCCTGGATTAATTCCAGGTTTCTCTGAATATTGGCAGAGTTCTGGTTGATAAGAGCATCTTGGTTATTTGCCCTTGCCAGTAGTTCAGTACGAGTTTCAGTAACATAAGTTCTTAAATCCTCTACTGTCTTGGTTAAGGTAGTACTCAGAGTGGTAAGCTTGGTATCCAAAGCTTCATCACCTTCAACTCGTTTTTCGGTTTCTGTCTCAATCTTCGTAGTTAACTCATTTAACTTCTGAGTTATGGTTGTTGCGAAGTTGGGGTCATCACCGAGAGCTTTAGCAATCTCTTCAAGTGTATCTAATACACCGGGAGCAGAACCAATAATTTTCTGGATTGCAGCTTCTACTTCGGCTTCTGTTTGGAATCCTGAATCATTCAGAAGTTCTGAAACTTTTGTGATATAGTTAGCATGCTCAGCTATACCATTTAATTTCATCAGAAGGATATCGGTAAAGTCATTTGAAGAAAGTACTTTACCATCTACCTTATCTACCTTCTTAGATTCAATTGCCTGGATAGCCGTTGTACGGTCTGATACTTCCTGAGCAATCTTATTTTCTAATAGGGTATCTGCATTCTTACGGTCGGCAACTTCTTTATCAATGTTCACCTGAAGAGCAGTATCTCCAGCTAAACGAGTATTGGCTTCATCGGATATATCCTTAGATAAACCGTTTACTTCGTCTTTATGATTTGCTATTGCAGTATCCAAATTGGCCTGTATAGCATTCTCTCTAGCGGTTGCTCGGTCTTTCTCAGTAGTAATTGCTACTGTATTAGCATCTACCTTTGCTTTGATTTCATTTAAACCTGCAGTAGAACCTGTTTCCAAGGAATCAATTCTATCGCTTAGAGTTTTATCGGCAGCTTCCCGGTCTTTAACTTCTTGAGTAACCTTACCCTCTACCCGAGTAATCTCTGAAGAAGTCTGTTGGCTTAAGTTAGATATCTGACCTTCAATTTTAGTTTCAAGAGCAGTATCTGCAGACTTACGGTCTCCAACTTCCTTATCCAGGTTTACTTGAAGAATTTGGTCTGCTGCTTTACGTTCTGCTGTTTCTGTACCAAGAGCAATATTAGTTGTATCAATACGAGAACTCAGATTACTATCGCCATTGGTACGGTCCACAATTTCCTCATTAACCATATCCTTAACTTCCTTGTAGTTATCGGCAATGGTTTTATTCATGGCAGTAATTGCCTCAGAGTTCTTTGTGATATTTGCTTGGTTAGTAGCAATTGCCGTAGTATTGGCATTTACCTGAGCAGTTAACTCATTCTTAACCGTATTGATAGCATCTTGGATTGATAAAGCCAAATCCGAAACTCGCTGAGTAAGAGCAGCAATATTATCAGTATGGGTTTTATCAGCATCCTTTCTATCTGAGGCTTCTTTATCAATATTTGCTTGCAGGGTAGTATCGGCATCTTTACGGTCTTGGATTTCTTTTGCCAAGTTATCCTTAACTACTTGAAGAGCAGTGTTTCCGGTTTCAGAAGAATTATCTACATACTCCTTAAGTTCTTCCTTAAGAGCAGCATCAGCTTCCTTACGTTCTACAACCTCTTTATCAATATTGGCTTGTAATGTAGTGTCTGCAGCAGTACGGTCTTCAATTTCTTGGTTTACCTTTTCGGTAATTGCTGCCAACTTCTTTGTGATAGTTGAAGCAAAATTAGGGTCATCCCCTAATGCTTTAGCAATCTCTTCCAGAGTATCGAGTACTTCCGGTGCAGAACCAATAATCTTTTCAATTGCAGCTTCTACTTCTGCTTCAGTCTGATAACCGGCATCATTTGCCAATTGTGATACCAAGGTAATGTAATTAGCATGTTCCTCGATTCCATTCAATTTAGCAAGCAAGAGATCTGTGAAATCATTCTTGGTTAAAGAATAACCTTCTCTTTTATCTACCTTCTTGGAATTAAGGTCAGCATCTGCAGCAATACGAGCTTCCTTCTCTGCTTCAATTGCAGCAAGTACATCAGACTTATCACCATCAGTCTTTTCACTTAGGGCAGTTATCTTCTGGTCAAGGATTTGGTCCTGAGCAGTACGAGTTGCAGCTTCAGAATTAATATTAGTCTGAAGAACCTGGTCTGCAGATTCCCGAGCTTGAGCCTCTTTATCAATGTTTACCTGGAGGGTATTATCTGCATTGGTACGGTCAGCAACCTCTTTGGTAATTGAATTCTGAAGAGTTTCATCGGCAGCTTTACGATTTACTACCTCATCAGAAAGTTTACTTTCTAAGGCAGCATCACCAGTTTGACGATTAGTGATTTCTTCAGTGAGTTTCAACTGAATGTTTGCATCTGCATTTGCTCTCAATTGGGCTTCTGCAGCAATGTCTTGTTTGAGCTCTGCCTTATCATTGATATGCAATGTATTCAGTTGGTGAATACTTTCTGATAAAGCATCGTCAGCCGTTTTACGAAGCTCAGCTTCTTTATCTACCAAGTCTTTAGCATATGCCTTAGCTTCTGCCAATGAACCAGTAGTTTCATTTCTGAGGTCTGCAATGTCAGCAGTATTCTTATCGACTTTTGCTTCTATCTTATCTATCTTATTGATAAGGTTAGTAACTGCAGTGTCGATTTTATCATTAAGTAAATCCACTGCCTTAATGAAATTAGAGTTAACCTCACTAATTTGGGTACTCAGTTTCCCTTCCTCCTCCTTAGCTCGGTTAACTTCATCTGTCAGTGCATTACGTAAATCCGTTAATTTGTTGGTAATTGTAGTAGCAAAGTTGGGGTCATTTCCCAATGCTTCTGCCAATTCCTTTAATGTATCAAGTGCATCATCGGCACCATCAATCAAATCACTGATAGCTTGTCTTACCTGTTCTTCAGTTTGGAACTTAGTATCATTCTCCAACTGAGAAAGCTTAGTGATGTAGTTTGCTCTTTCTTCAATGCCTTCCAGTTTCTCTTTGAGTTTATCCGTGAAGTCATTTTTAGATAAGTCGTATCCTTCTCTCTTATCTACCTTATTGGCAATAGAAAGAACGAATGCCCAGAACTCATTAATAGTTCCAGCAAACCCAGCCTTTACGAAGTCATCAAAATAACCTTGTAAAAGTCTTTGGTCAATTTCTTCATTTGTGTAATACTTACTTACGTACATATTGTTATTATTTTAAGGATTGATTACTTGCTTACCACAGAAGAAGTCAGAATTCTTATCTCTGAATGGTTCTCCTTCTTTTCCACAGAAGGCATTCATTGGAATATCTGGATGTTCTGGGTCTGGGTCTCCCCCGTCTTCAATATCACCCCTGATTATTGCATAATCTGGAAGTTGATTGATACGGAATTTTATCACCTGGCCAATACCCGGATGAGGTATTATCTTATCCCAAACTTCTCCAAAGTAATCTTGAAAGCAAGTAACGAACTTACCTCCAGTCATAGACTGGAATGTAGTAACGTCTAAATTACTTTTCTTACTTTCAATATGTACTCCAGATGTACCGTTCAAGACAATCAGGTTACTGTCAAACCAAATACCGTTCCCAGTATTAATTGGTTTCCATCGTAACATTAACATCTTTGCCATATACTTTTCAATTTTATTCTACGAATTGTATTTTGGTATCTCGGTCCCTTTTTAGGATAACCATGAAGACTAATGCTTCATCCTTGGCCTGAGCAACTTGTGTATCTCCAGAAGGTTTATAAGTAATACCATTAATTACGAACCTATCTTCAGACCAGTTAAAATCCCAATAGCCTTCTGGAGTTAAATGTCCCAGTTGTTCTATATATGATTTAGTAACCAGTATTGATAAATTCTCATCATCGAGTTCTCCAGTTACTGTTGCCTTATTAATAGGCCAGTTTCTGAAGGCATTGTAATAACATAATGCCTCGATTGGTATATTATAATATTTAGGGATTTCATCTTCTCCATGACTTAGGAGTTGATTTACATTCTTTGCCCAAGTTATAGTTTGCCTACCAGCATCTATATCCAAGAAATCATTTATAATCTTCTTGTATCTATCCCAAGACCGGTTCTTAACCAATCTATGAGGAGTCTTGGTCATCGTTTTCTAATTAAGGTTCTACCATTACGTTTTACTGGAGAGCTGGGGTTTGGCCCATCTATTAATCCAGGTCTTCTTCTGTCTACTACTCTTGGAACTACTACATGACTTGCTTGGTCACAGAATGGTAAGTAGATTTCCAATCGTCCAGCTAACATACAAAGGTTTTTTCTTAACTCGTCTATGATACCACCAGGTTGCATTGCTTGAGAAAATGTTTTCCATAGGGAAGATGTTGCATCGGCAAGTGTATCATAGTACTGTACTTCAGTAGGCCCAGTTGTGATTTGTTTGATTCTATCACCTCGAGCTTGTTCCGGTTTAGAAGAACCATCACCAACTTGTTCTTTGGTTGAAGTAAGTTGACTTAGGTATTCTCCTGTACTTGTTAATAAATTAAGGAGCTTAACATTGAGATAATCCCATGCTGCCAATTCCATAATTAATTGGTTTTCTAGAGCTTCATACATTAACTCATCATTATATTTATCCAGTGGGATAATATGATTTACTAGCGGTTGGATATATAACTGCCATTTAGTTATGTACATTGCTTTCTCTTCTGATGACATACCATCTGAGATTTCTGAAGGAATGTAATAATTGATTAGGTTATATATACTATCAGTTAATGTAGTTTTGGACTCGGTATTTACAATTACGGTTTTAGTTGCATTTAAGTTAAGTCCTTCGGAGTTCGTTATGTTCAACGCTACTGTATAGAATCCGGACTTTTCATAAGTATAAGTAGGTTGTTTAACATCATAAACGGACCCCTTATCATCACCAAAGTCCCAGTCAAAAATGGCCTTGGCTGGGACTTTGGTTAATACTCTAAATGAAACTTCCAGACCATTCGCAATAGCTACAAAGTCTAGATTGTCCATGGTATCTTATTTTTTAGATTCTTCGAACTCTTCCAACAGAACCTGAATCAGAGTTTCAACTGTATCACCTTTGTCGGCAACAATTTCGTGACGAGCAGCGATAAGGGTTGCTTCTTCGAGAGTATAGGCTTTGGCAATCTTTTTGATTTCCATACCTTTTTCGAACTGAGCATTCAGTTTCTTTTCCAACTTATCGATGTCATCATTGGAGTATTTGTCGACAGCTTTCTTATCAAGAACCAAACGCAGGTGACCTGAATTCAAAGCCATCTGAATCTTTTTAGTTCTGTACTGTCGAGCACTCAATTCTTTTTCTTCTCCTCTACAAATTGTAATACCTGTAGATTGGTCATGGAAGCTGTAAGCTTTAGCACCTACAGTTACTTTATATTTATCCATAATTTTACTAAGTTTTTAGATGTTTAAAATTAGGGGTAGGTCCTCGCAAAACCTACCCCATCAAGAAATGGAATTATTTGTAAAATAAACCAGGTGTATTATTACTCAAGGTTAACCAAGAGATACGGGTCAATGTTCATAAATTCGGGGAATCCAAATTCTGAGAACTTCTTCTCTGCAGACAGAATCAATGCAGCATCCTGATACATCTTAGAGAAGCCTGTAGTCAGAGTAGCATAGATTGCCTGAGTCTGATTTGATACGATTCTTTCTGATTCAAGCATCAACTGTTTTGCAGTCAGTTTAATCAAAGCAGCAGTTGTATCAATCAACAGCAAACCTTGGTCAGGTGTTCCCGGGTGAATATAGAAGTTAGCATTCTTAGGTACCGGAGACTTCACGTTCAGTGTAGCTTCAGTTGTACCAGAATGACGTTCTTTGAATTCCGGCAAGTTCAGCATTTCGATTGCCTGGTCTTCACCACCAATCATAGTAGTAAAGTTACGTCCCATACGAGCAGCTCTTACCCAGATATGTAGCAAGTCTTTGTAAGTGATACCATTCGTAGTTTCATATACACCGATAACCGGAGCAGATTCTGAACCATCAGGTTTGTTACCATTGATAACAACGTCCATTGCCAAAGTATCCATTGCATAACCCAGCTGAACACCGAAGTCACGGAGGTAGATTGCCAATACGTCAAGTGAAACGTAGTTACGAACTTCATCAGTAAGTTTGAATCCTTTACCGATTTTAAAGAGACTTACTGATTTCTGTCCAAAGCTTACATCCCCCAATGGGATAGTTTCTGCTTCGTTAACCTTTGCAGGAGCAGCATCGGACATATTGATCATCGGCATAGTTGCAGTAAGACCATTGATTGACTGGTCAGATGCAATAATCTCCGGATAGAACGGGGCTTGGCGCATACCCAAAGTGATGGCAGAACGAATGATTTCCGGAACAATCCAACGAACATCTTGCTGAGGCATTGTGAAGATGTTTTCCATTGTATCGATTTTCGGATTAATATCCAACTTTTCGAACAATTCATCTTGGGTAATACCCCATTTACCAGTAGTGAGTTCACCTAAAGTGATGTCCACAGGTTTTCTGTTCTGTGAACCTTGACGGTAAGCATCCAACTGCTGTACCATTTGAGGAAGTTCTTTTGCAAAGTCTTCTCTCTTCAGTTTTGAAATATCAACTTTTTCCATGTTTCTTCTTCTCTTATTTAATAAGTACTTGAATTACCTCGTTTGCCTCATCTGCAGGTGTGATGGCAATGAAAGGTGTAGCATCTGTTGACTGGTTTGCTTTTACAAATCGGCCGTTCAGTAAGTCACCAGAGGGAACTACATATCCTGCTTTTAAGTCAGCAGCATTAGATACCCAGTTACAAATCATGTAACCTTCTACAGCAACAGTTACCTCTACTGGGAATTTGTTCTGTGCTTGGTAAGCAGGATTTACATTGTCGGTTACTGCCACTCCGATATATACCTGAGTAGGTTCAGTGTAAGGCTCAATTAAACCGTCTTCTCCAAGAGCTACCGGCATACCTTGCAAAATTGTTTCACCATCTTTTACACAGAAAGCTTGGTGCAATTTGTGTGATTCACTTTTGTAAATCACCGCTCTTGGGGTCTTTTCCCCAAACAGCGTCATTGGCTGGTCTTTGTTTACGATTTTAGTCATAACAGTGATATTTATCGATTATTACTTGAATTTCTTCTTATACAAGTCTTCGAGGGTTTCCGAAGTAGACTTGGCTTCTGCATTCGAAGTAGTTGCAGGTTTCTGAGTTCCAGTCTTTTCATCATTCTCTGCAACAGAAGAAGCACGGCTTACATCATGAGAACCACAGCTTGCACATACCATTGGGAATTTTTCTTCCAGACGACTCTGATAATCCTTAGTTAAGGAGATGAGAGTAACGATGCCAGTAGTTTCGGCATTCAACATTGTAACAATAGTTTCATCGGCTTTGTCACCCATCAACTTCTTGTAAGTAGTAACAGCATTTTCACGGAGAGAAGCAATGTGATTCTTTCCTACAGTTGCCATTTCCTTCAAGTTTGCAACTTCTGCATTCAGGTTGGTAATCTGTTCTGTAAGAGAAGATTTCTCTGTAGTAAGATTATCTACCGTTGTCTGAAGACTGTTTTTGGATGATACCAAGCTTTGAATACAAGAAATAACTTCTTCCTGAGTCATTTCTTTGCCCTCTGCCAGAGATAACATGTTATCTCCGAAAAGCTTTTCTAAAAATTCTTGCAATTCTTTGTTCATATTTTCTTTATTAGGATTATGATTTTCTTGGGTACCATTATCATTAAAAGAATCTGGAGTATTGTCCTTTTCTTGGAATGAGTTGAAGTCCGTTTTGTAGTCAGTAAAGAAGTACTGTTTGGACTTGTCATCCCGATATTCCTCATAAGAAGACCAGGTTCTTTTTGCAAAGGTTGGATTAATGATTTTACCATCTTCACCAATCTTTTGAGCAAATGAATCAGCTCCATGAGATACCAGGGATGTTTCCATATATCGAACTACCTCAGTAACTATTCTACGAACCATTTCACCTTTAGAGTCATAAGTACCAAGTTTTTGATAGAATTCACCATCTTCCATTCCTGGGTGTGATTTATCCCACTTAAACTGTACTGTTACCGAGTTACTATGAATTGAAGGAGGTTCCATGAGAATACCTCTAGCAATTCTTGGGTTAGCTTTACCATCAATCTTCAAAATACCGTTGATACCTGCAGGTATAGTAAAGCTTCCATCCTTATAAGACTCCTGCCACATTACTTGAGATACAGCTCCAATTGCATTACCAATATTTGTTTCATGGTCGCAATTTACTGTTTGCCCGAGTAACAGTTTCATGGAAGCCTTAAGTACTCCATTCTGACCAAAGTCAGTAGGATTCCAGTTCTTGGATACAATCGTTTCAGAAAGTAACCTAAACATTGGTTCTATGAACTCTTCGTCCTTCGGAGTAAGTTCCGATTTATCAAGGTTTGGATAATAGGTATTATAATCTATATCCCCTCCCCAAAATCCAAATTGAGCAATGGTATCCGGTGTCGGAGTCTTCCATTTGTAATAATTCTCTGAGAAAGCCTGGGCTCCAACTGCTTCTGGGATATACCCAGCCATAATGGTATGACCCTGGCCAATCACCATTGAATCAAGATGCTCTTTGTTTCTTTTAGTAAATTTACTCATCTTGCTTTTGTATTTTGGTCTCCACGAGATGGAGCCGGATTAGTTTTATCTCTTGACCTACGAGCAGATTGATTTTTATCATCTTGCCTTTGCTTCTTCTTAGTTCCTTCTTGAGGGTCTGAATTACCGCCTTTAGCAAATTGGTCCTCAAGTGAAACTCTTGGTTCATTCTCATCAGGAGAATCATAACCCATTGCCCAAGCATATTGGTCTTGGCTAATGATACCAGCCTTATATAATAAATCCAGGTTTTGGATTTTATACTGAAGACCTTGTTGAACTTTAACTTCATCAGAGATAGTTGAAGTTCCCCATGATATCTTTATTCCCTTATTATCAAAGCCTGCCAGACGCAGTTCTAGAGAATAAAGAAAATCCAATACATAAGTTACAAGCATTTGGATATTTTTTAACTGGCTGATTAATTTAGACAGCATTATACCCGTTGCTCCCTCTCCCGTTGTTGAACTAACTCCAATAAGGTTTCCATTAACTCCCAAACCATTTGCAACTGATTGCTGATTCATGTTCCAGGGTTTCTCAATATTACCAAGCTCCTTGGTAGTTGAATTGAGTTTAAACTCATGGTCATCAATATAACCCGTTACTATTCCGTCCTTCATGCCATTACGAAGATTTCTTTTCAAATCCTTTAGTGTACGTTCAAGACGATTCTGGTAAGCTTGTAAGCTTTCATTAGGATTCTGGTCTGGTTTAGTCATCTTAGCTTCCAAGAATCCTACCATACCAACCATCTCCATTATGTGTTTGAAGTTAACCTTCATATCATGTTGACCTTTTAATGAATCCAATGCTGCCATAAAAGGAGGAATCCCATAAGGTTCATCGGTATCATTAAACATACCAGCATACACATAAGTTTCTGGGTTTAGTTTGATATAATCTTGGTGCTTAACAAAGTAATTCTTATTCCTCTGGTAAGGAGAATATACTCCATTGTTCTCCCTTTTGAAAACAATGTTCTCTGGTCTAAGGAATAAGACTGTATCTAAACCTTCTAGCCTATCATTGGGAACTCCTTCAACAGATATAGCTCCACTAACAAGGCATTGTACAATCATCTTATTAACTAGACCGTCTATACCAGCAGTATACCTGGACCATTTCTTTGTAGCTTCGGTAAGATGTTTTCTCATCTTATCTGCTTCGGCATCTGAATTATTTGGGAATGTTACCGTATGACCTGTGTTTGCCAACTTAAACATATCCTGCAAAGCAATGCCCATATCCGGATTTACCTTATATAAATCACGAATCAAAGGGATTACTTCAACACGAAAAGAAGGATCTACCATTACGGTCATCCCTTTCAGAGTACTGAGTAAAGAGTTATCTTCATCTACTGATACTCTACCAGGAGATATAGCAGCAGCTTTTGGCTTGCTTGGCTCCTTGTTTGATTCAGGAGGTGGGTCTTTCTTTCTACCCCAACTCCAATTAAAATTGAGCTTTTTCATTTCGGTTGTACTATTACGTTAGTTTTTCCTTTTCTTATGTGATTACAGATTGCTTTACCGAATATAGAGTCATCTGCATATACATCCCCCTCTAGGTCTACATCTACTGTAGAATTATTAGCTCTATGCTTACCCATTGCAACTGGCCTACCTAAACCATCATATATGAAGGTATATGCTTCTTGAACAAAGAAAGGGTCTTTAACAGTAATATTATCTTCTCGAATATCCTGTTCAAGTCCCTCTACAATAACAGAACGGTTCTTTTGTGTAGTTAACCATCCTGGAGATTTATCTACCTCAGGTCTAGATTTACCTTTCTTCTTAAGCATTTTCTGATAATAATACAGTTTAGGATAACCTTCAGTTTGAAGAGCAGAAGTTACTGCTAATCCAACATCATTGGATTCTGGAGCAATGGTAGCAAAGTTAAACAAATGCCCTGTATCTCCAAGTAACCTTGCATACTTATCTACTGAAAGTCTACCTTTGAATACTGCTTGTTCTTCTCCTTGTTTATCCATGCAAGTAAATGCAGAGTAGTCAGAAGACCTACCAGTTGAAACGTCAGCACCAATGAAATATTCCTTATCTGGTGCTGGTTCTAAGAATTGCCGATATTGACCATTGAATCTTTTCTTAATAACCGGATAATCACTAAGACAGTCTTCGATAGCTTTGATATCAGCTAAGTCGAAGACCGTATTTCCAGATGATAAGAAGTCACCATCGATTTCTTGTGCAGTTCTTTTTGTTCCAAGAGCAGAAGACATCTCATTGTACCAATTAATGTCTCGTTCTGGGTGCATTTGCCAATACAATCGTAGTGGGTTAAATGGGTTTCCACCTGCAATAGCATCAACCCAAGTTGAGTGGTAGAAGTTACCAACTCCATAAGGAGTGGAATTGATGATAGCAGCTCCACCAGTGGAAAGAGTAGGAAAAGCGGCTGCCCAAATCTGGGCTGCCCATCTAACTACTGCTGCTTCATCAATTACCAGTAAGGATAGAGATTCTGAACGACCGGCTTCTGAAGACGTTGGGATAGATTCTATGAATGAGCCATTATCGAACTCTATCATTGATGCAGAACCATATTCTCCCGAACGACCATTTATAATCGGTGTCTGTAAATACCATGGCAGGTTTTTGTACATGAACTTAATCTTCTTAAGTACCTTCTTTGCTGTTGTGTCCTTGATTGAGATAATGTTAATCTTCTTGTTAGGATGATACATTGCCAACCATAGGCAGCCGTCATAGGTAAGGGTTATTTCGGCACCCTGTTCTCCTATCGGTGCCTCCCAGCAGTTACTTTCTTCC